TTACAAGAAAAGATAGACCTATAAGTACATATATAAACACATTAGATAAATGTGTATTACAAGAGATTTTAAATGATTTCAGGTCACCTGTAAAAAGGTATGAGGGTGAATTTTACAAAAATGATAGTGATGAAACACCATTATATTTTTACAATAAATTGTGGATTAATTTTGGCACAACAATTTTACAAGAACCAGTTTCTGCGATTATAGATGAAATGGAGTATAATGTAAAACAAAATTTATATAGAATTGTAATGCACCTTCCAAATGCTGATGATGACCAAGCAGCATTTAGTTTATATGAAATTGACTAAATATTTTTTTCAATTGAAAATTTTTTTTATATTTGATTTATGTTATTGAAGAATATTTTAGAGGGTTGGGGAAATTGGACATTAAATCAATTCAAAATACTTGATCCTAATATTGTTCAAATGTCAAAGATGAGATTGCTCATTTGTGATATTTGTGATATTAGAAGTGGTCATATATGCAACCCAACAAAACAAGGGGTAAATGTTAAAACTAAAGAAATAAAAAACGGTTGTGGTTGTGCAATACCACCTAAGACACTTTCCCCATCTTCTAAATGTCCTTTAGATAAATGGTAAAATATGGTAAATATAAACACGAATCTCTATAAATTTAAACATGAATTTAGAGATGAATTAGACCGCTTAGGTCTTAAAAAGAAAGATGTAGCAGAAAAGTTAGAAATGACTATGCCTACACTTAATTCAAAAATTGAAAAACCTTTTACACTTACAATAAAAGATGTTCAAAATTTGAAAGAATTAGAATTTAAATTAGAAACAATAAATATTTAATGGAATCAATAAAGATTAAAGGTAAGGACTATATACAAGTCCACGAAAGAGTTGCTGAATTAAGGAGAAATCCTTTATACAAAACTCTTACTATTGAAACTGAAATAGTCGAAAAAAACTATTCAGAACTCACAGGTGATATTGTTAAAAACGATAAAGTTGTTGGTAAAAAAACAACAAAAGTTTTAGATGCAATTATCATCAAGTGTGTGATTCGTAACAAAGATGGAAATGTTGTTTCATCAGGTTATGCACAAGAAGAAAAAGCTACTGGTTTTGTAAACGAAACAAGTTTTGTTGAAAATTGCGAAACATCAGCAGTTGGTCGTGCTTTAGGTTTTCTTGGAATTGGAATTAAAGATTCTATTGCAAGTGCAGATGAACTTGTTGTTGCTATTAGCAAACAAAAGAAATCTACAACTCAAAATAAAAAAAAAGTTGAACATATAAATCAAATATAATATGGCAAATAAAGCTATTTACATAAAAGGAATAAGCATATTCAAACCACATCAAAATGCACCTGACTTTGTAAAAGGTCAAGGATTTATAACACCAAAGGTGTTGGTGAATTTTGTAAAGGAGAATCCAAACATTTTAACGAGTGAATATGATGGTAACAAACAAATACCTATTCAATTAACCCAAAATGATGATGGTGGACTATCGTTAAAATTTAACGACTTTGTACCTAATAAAAAGGAAGTCAAAACAGAATCTATACCTGTGAGAGCAGAGCAAGATGATGACTTACCATTCTAACTTAAAGGGGGTTAATCACCCCCTTTTTTAATACAATATTATGAATGAACATATATTATACAATAATGTAATTGCAAATCTTACAAAGCAATTAGAAGAAAAAGAAAAAGAAATAAAAGAACTTAAAAATGAAAATAGAAAACTTAGAAGTAAAAAATGATAGTATTGAGGAGTACCACTCAAAAGATTCAATTTCAGCAAGTAGTTTGAAATACATAGCTGAGAAATCAGTTTGGCACTATCTAAATCGCAAACCCATTAAGACAACTAAATTTATGACAAGGGGTAATGCCGTACACACAATTTGTTATGAGGGAATTGAAGCGTTTAAAAAAGAATATTATGTTCTTCCAAAACTTGATCTAAGAAAAAAAGATGACAAAGAATTAAAAGCAATGTTAATTGAAAAGAATAAAGGAAAGGTGGCTTTAGATGAAGATGAGGATAATATTATACGAGGAATCCATAAGAACTTTAATAGCAACGACAAGGTTAAAAAATGGACAAAAGGTAAAATTGAAGTTTCTCATTATGGAACTTATCAAGGCATACCAGTTAGAGTTAGACCTGATTGTATGGGTGATGATTGGATTAGTGATATAAAAACTTGTCAAGATAGTTCACCTGAAAAGTTTATATATGACATAAAATCAAGAAACTATCATATACAAGCTTGGTTCTACTGCTTTATGTTGGGCATTGATCCATCAAGATTTAGATTTATAGCTTGTGAAACAAATCACCCATTTGGTGTTGAGGTCTATAAATTAGATGATGTTTTTATTGAGAACGCAGAAATCGATTTTAAAAGGGCATTTACCTTTTGGAAACTTTATATAGAAAAGGGTATTCAAACTGGTTATCAATCACAAGATTTTGATGATGATGGTACAATTATTTTAAAAGGTTGGAAAAAAAGATAAAATATAAAAATTACAAAATGAAAGATTTAAAGACAATAAAAGGTATAGTAAATGAATACTTTGAGATTAACATATCTAATAAATCAAGGCAAAGAGAATATGTTGATGCAAGGGGCATTTATTATAATTTATCTCGTGAATTAATACCTGGTGCAACATTTGAAAAGATAGGAAAGTCGGTAAATTTAAATCACGCTACGGTGGTTAATGGAATGAAACAATTCAATTTCTTACTTGAATATGATAAACCAACCCAAAATAATTACTTAACTTTAAAGGGTATATGTTTAAAAAATATAGATAAATTGGCAAATCCATTTGAAAAATATTTAAGTAAAGAGGATAAGTTGCAACATAGTGTGATTGAATATGTAGGGTTTAATTACCCTGATGTTTACATTATACATTGTGCTAACGAGGGAAAAAGAAGTCCTTTTGAAAGATTTAAGTTTAAATATTTAGGTGGCAAGGCAGGCGTTCCTGATATTTTAATATTTAGAGCAGGTGGTAATGGTAGATATGGTCTTGCCATTGAATTAAAAGTTGGATATAATAAGCCAACTGATAATCAAAAAAAAGCATTAGAAAAATTGAGAAAAGAAAACTGGGAGTGTCATTGGACAAATGACTACGATAAAACTATTGAAATTATAGAACAATATTTATCCAAACCCAACGATGCAGAAATATAAGATGGTTTATTGGTCAGAATCTAAACAAAGAATTCGATATACAGTAGTTCATAATTTTGAGGACTTTGAGAATTATGATTATATCGGTGCCTTAACAAAAGTTGAGTTTGATTTATTAATTGAAGCATTATTTATTAAGTTTCAAGATGAAGAAATTTCATTTGAAGATGTTCAATTGATGTATGATCGATTAAGAAAGTTTTGTAATGAAATAAAAAACATTACCGAAAACCTATAAACATTAAATGAAAAAAAGCTATTATGCCATCATACCTGCATTTGTCAGATATGACCAAACACTAACCCCTAATGCCAAATTATTGTATGGCGAAATTACTGCCCTATGTAATGAAAAAGGTTTTTGTTTTGCAAGAAATAAATATTTTGCTGACCTATATGGTGTGAAAACAAGATCAATTACTGATTGGATTGCACAATTAAAAACTGCAGGATATATAAAACTTAAAATGACTTATAAAGAAAATTCAAAAGAAATAGAGAGCCGAGAAATATACATCACAAATTTTCGTGAGGTAGTGAAAAAAAATACACCCCCTATGGAAAATATTCACCAGGATAATATATATAATAATATAAATAATAATACATTAGAATATAAAGAAAAGAAATATTCAGATATGGTTTTAAAATCATTTCAACCTATTTGTGAGTTATTTCCAATTCAAACACAACCAAAAACACAAGCAGATAAAAACACTTGGCTTGATTGTATCGATAAACTTGAAAGGTTAGATGGATATTCACCAAGAAAAGTTTATTACATAGTTCAAAAAGTTAGATTAGATGATTTTTGGAAAAACAATTTTTTAACCATTTTAAAATTAAGAAAGAAAAACAAAGATGGTTTGAAGTACATCAACCTATTCGAAGCCAAGTTTGGTAAGAATTTAAAACAAATGAATATATGAGTAAAAAGAATAAACATCAAATAAGAAAAGAACAACCTGTTTTTTCAGGAGTTCTAAAATACTTTCCTAAAGCTATTAAATATGTTTCTAAAGTAAGCTACATTGGAAATGAACAACACAATCCAGGAACACCACTTCATTGGGATAGAGAAAAATCAAAAGATGAATTAGATGCTTGTGTAAGACATCTTATAGATCATACAGAAGAACCAATAGATGATGATGGACTTTTACATCTTGGTAAAGCTGCTTGGAGAACACTTGGTGCATTGGAGAAATTTTTAGAACAAGAAGATGAATAAATCACTTGTAAAAGAATTAAAAGTAAAAGCTGAATCTACTGCTGAAAAATTCTCCATTAGTAAAAGAGAAGGAAACTTTAACAATGAAATATTTAAGGTACTTGAAATAATTCCAATGTCCGATCATACTGCAACTGTTATAATGAAAAAAAATACTGGTAAAAAAGCTGCATTCTTTTTTTATTATCTCAATCGTGGAATGTCAAAGGGTTGGCATTATTTTGTACCAACTGATTCGCATATTTTAGGTATGCAATCATTTAATTTTTATAAATTAGAAGTTGAAAGGAATAATTATAAAGAAAACTTTAATGAAAGATAAATTTTTAGAATTTGGAATTGACATTGGTTTTAAAACTGGTGAGTTCCACACTACTTGTCCAAAGTGCAGTAGTACAAGAAAAAAGAAAACCGAAAGGTGCTTATCCATAAATGAACCAAAAGGTTTATTCAACTGTCATCATTGTGGATATAGTGGTAATGTAAATCTTCAACAAAAGAAAGATTATGTAAGACCAATAGAGGTAAATGCTGATTTATCAGAGAAAACTTTAAAGTGGTTTGCTAAAAGAGGTATATCCGAAACCACAATAGTAAATTGGAAAATTACTGAATCTACAGAGTATTTTCCACAAGTCAAAAAGGAAAGAATAGCAATCAACTTTAATTACTATCGTGAAAAACAATTAATAAATATCAAATATCGTGATGGTCAAAAGAATTTTAAGCTATTTAAAGATGCTGAATTAATCTTTTATGGTCTTGACAATATCAAAGAAATGGAAAAGATTTACATTGTTGAGGGCGAAATAGATGCTTTGTCTTTACACGAAGCAGGTCTTTATAGTGTTTGTTCAGTTCCTAATGGTGCATCTAAAGGATCACAACGATTAGAGTATCTTGATAATTGTTGGGAATACTTTGTAGATAAAACCGAGATTATATTATGCACAGATAACGACCAAGCAGGATTATCACTTCGAGGTGAACTTGCAAGAAGATTTGGACAAGGTAGATGTAAGTATGTAGAATTTGGCGATTATAAAGATGCTAACGACATATTAATCAACAAAGGTGCAAGTGAACTTCGAGAAGTTGTTAGTAAAGCAAAGAACTTTCCGATTGAAGGTGTACTAAATATTAACGATATTTGGGATAGTGTTTTAAACTTTAATGAGAATGGAATCAAGAATTATAATGTGCGATTGGGAAACTCTAATGAGTATTATAACATTAGCTTCGGAGAATGGACTGTATGCACAGGGATTCCCAATGCAGGAAAGTCCGATGTCATCGACCAAATATGTGTTAATCTTGCATTACAAGAAGATTTTCGAGTAGCAATGTTTTCACCTGAAAGCTACCCTTATGAATCGCATATTAAAAGGTTAGCGAATAAGGTAAATGAGAAAGAATGTACCACCCAAGATTTAAACAATACAAAAGATTTTATTGAGGAACACTTTTTCTTTGTTCGAATAGACATCGAAAACTTAACCCTAAAAGGCATTTTAGATGCTTTTAAGCAACTTGTATTCCAAAAAGGTGTAAATATATGTGTGATTGATCCATATAATATGTTAGACCATTCTGCTCAACGAGATTTCACTTATGTTGGAAAACTACTATCTGAGATTACACAGTTCTGCCAACAAACAAACACCCATTTGTTTTTAGTAGCACACCCAAGAAAGATGGAAAGTGTTGATGGAAAATATAGAGTCCCCAACCCCTATGATATTTCTCAATCAAGCGACTTTTTTAACAAGGCATATAACTGTATTACTGTTTATCGTAATCTTGGACAAAAAACTATTTACGGAAGTGATAGTGTACAAGTATATGTTCAAAAGGTTAAGAGAAAAGAAAATGGCAAACAAGGCGATTTTATGGTTGCACCTGACTTTCAAAATGGGGGTGTTTATAAAGAAATAGATAAGGACATTCAAAGGTTTGAAGTAATAAAAGATAATATACCTTTTTAAAAAAAAAATTATGAAACAAAAAATAAATATTGCAAAAATAAAATCAAATAAAAATAATCCAAGATTTATAAACGACTCTAAATTTAAAAGGTTAGTAAAATCTATTGAGGAGTTTCCTGAAATGTTAGAAAAACGACCAATAGTGGTAGATGAAAATTTTATTGTTCTTGGTGGTAATATGCGATTAAAAGCGTGTAAAAAAGCAGGACTTAAAGAAATTTGGATTGACCAAGTTCTTGATTGGAGTGAAGAAAAGAAAAATGAATTTATAATAAAAGATAATTCAGGTTTTGGTGAGTGGGATTGGGATATATTATTAAACGAATGGGAAGCAAAAGATTTATATGATTGGGGATTAGATATTCCTGAAATACCTCTTGAAGATATAGAAGCTGAAGAAGATAATTATGAGGAGCCTGAAGAACTACAAGTTGATGTTGTTTTAGGCGATTTAATAGAAATAGGCGAACATAGGCTTTTATGTGGAGATAGTACTGATGTAACACAGGTAGAAAAACTAATGAATGGTAAGAAAGCTGATATGGTGTTTACAGACCCACCTTATGGAGTAAATTATCAATCCAATATGAGAACTAAATCACAAAAATTTGATGTGTTGGAAAATGACAATGTTTTTATAACTGAATGGATAAATAATTTACCATTATTTTCAAAAGGATTTGTATTTGTTTGGACAAGTTGGAAAGTCTTAAAACAATGGATTGAATTTTGCGAACATATAGGAGAACTTTCTAATTTAATTATTTGGAATAAAGGAGGAGGTGGAATTGGAGATTTAAAAAAAACATTTTCTACTGATTTTGAAGTTGCATTAGTTTATCATAGGGGGGCAGAAATAAAAGGTAAAAGACTTGGTAGTGTTTGGAGCATTGGTAAAGATGGGAGTACAAAATATTTACACCCAACACAAAAACCAATTGAATTAGCTGCAATGGCGATTGAAAATGTTTCAACAATAAACAATTTAGTTTTAGATTTATTTCTTGGTTCTGGCTCAACAATGGTAGCAGCACACCAATTAAAGCGTAAATGCTATGGAATGGAACTTGACCCTAAATATTGTCAAGTAATAATTGACAGAATGCAAAAACTTGACCCTGACCTTGAAATAAAAATTAATAATAAAGTATATTTAAAAAACTAAATTCGTTCTTTATATTTAGCTTATTAGTCAAATCCTATTAAGCACACTTTCTAAATAACGAGGTTTTGTTAGTTTCCTCGTTTTAATACCTTTGTAATATGTTTGATGTTAACATATCGGTTATGAGGGGTTTTGGGATAGGTTTTAACTACTCTAATGAAGATATTGAGGGATTGGAATATATAGCCGATGATCTACGACACACCATACAAATTATCTTTTTCTTTGTAATAATCAACATAAATTACTATACTCCTAACGAAGAAGAATAAATTTTTCTCATTGATTATCAATTAGTTAGCAATTATTTACTAATTATTTACATATAATATTTTTTATATTGTAAAATATTCTTTATATTGCAGTATAATTAAAAACTAATAATAACTAAAAAAAATTAAAATGAAAAAAATAAAAGTAACAAAATTAGAAAAACAAGTATTAGAAACATTAGCATCTAAAATGTACGCTGAATTAGGATTTTCAGATGTAAACTTTGAAGATCTTCAAGAAGAAACAAAACTTAAAAAATCAACCTTAACAGGTGTTTTAGTTTCATTAAGCAACAAAGGTTATGTTTTTACCGATGAAGAATACAAAGATTCATCAGATAACATTATATTTTATTTAGGTGATGATATGCAAGGATTAGTAGAAGATTGGGTTACAGAATCTAAATCAATTTTTAACGAATCTATGTGGCTTCAAAAAGTAGAATTAGTTAGTTAATAACCTTAAATCATTGTTTTAAAATTAACCCACTTTAATCGGTGGGTTTTTTTATGTATTTTTGTTATGTGAAAACCAACAAAAAGCAACATACTAAAAAAGCAATTCTTGAAGCATTAGAAAAATCTTTGGGAGTTGTTACAACTGCTTGTAAGAAAGTGAGTATCAATAGAAGTACCTTTTACAAGTATCTAAAAGAAGATGAGGAGTTTGCAAAGCAAGTAAAAGATATTGAGAACATAGCACTTGATTTTGCTGAATCACAACTACACAAACAAATAAGTGAGGGCAATACTACTGCAACAATATTCCTTTTAAAGACAAAAGGTAAATCTCGTGGTTATGTCGAAAGAAGCGAGATAGTACACGACAATCAAATTAAATCAACCATTATAGAATGGACACCACCAAGAAAGTTAAGCAAAAATGTAATAGACAATTCTACGACCTTATCCGATCAAACAAAAGATTCAAAATCCACCAAGGAGGCACACGAAGCGGAAAAACTGTAGCCGTTTGTCAATACCTGGTTTATTTACTTACATCATCAGAGAAACCTTTGACTATCTCTATTGTTCGTAAAACATTACCTGCATTGCGTGGAAGTGTTATGCGTGATATAATGATAGTGCTACAAGAAACAGGTATCTACTATTCAGGTGTGCATAATAAAGCTGATAACACTTTTAAATATAATAACCACCTAATCGAGTTTCTTTCAGTAGATGAACCCCAAAAGATTCGTGGCCGTAAAAGAAACATTGCATTTCTTAATGAGGGAAATGAACTTACAATAGAAGATTTTAGACAAATCAATATGAGAACTACCGATATGGTTATTGTTGATTTTAACCCATCAGATCCTGTCCATTGGTTATATAGCGACTTAATACCAAGAGATGATTGCGATACTTGGATAACTACTTACAAAGACAATAACTTTTTATCTGATGAGCTTATACACGAGATTGAAAGAATGAAAGAGCGTGATCCTGATTACTGGAGAGTATATGGAGAAGGATTACAAGCAATCTTTAGTGCAAGACAAATATTTAACAACTGGACTTTTATTGATTATAAAGATTTTCCTGAATTTGATTTAGAGGTAGAAGGGATTGTAGGAATTGATTATGGTTATAGCAATGATCCAACTGCTTGTGTTCTTGTCTTTAAAAAGCACGATAGGGTTTACTTGCACGAGATACTTTACCAAAAGGGTTTAACTAATAGCGACATTGTAGATATACTAAAAGCTAAAGGGTATGGCGAGGTAATTACTTACGCTGATTCTGCTGAACCCAAATCTATTGAGGAGATGAGAAGATTAGGACTATATATAAAACCTGCGACTAAAGGGCAAGGAAGTATTAATGCAGGAATATCAAAACTAAAAGAGTTTGACATTTATGTTAGTAATGAATCCAAGAATATTTTAAGAGAATATCAGAGTTATTATTGGCAAGAATTAAAAGATGGAACTATAATAAATAAGCCACAAGACAAAGAAAATCACCTTATGGATTCTATTCGTTATGCCGTATATTCTTCCTTTGGAAAGAAAGAAAACTTTTTTGTAATTTAATTAGTATTTTTGTAAAATAAAAGTTATTCGATGGCGTCAATATTATCAAGAGTTAGAAATTTGATTTCTAAAAACTTTCAGCAAACAAGTCAAGAGTTCAACAGAGCAATCTACAATTATTTAGGAAACACTATAATTTGGAATCCTGAAAACGATAATACTTACATTGAAAAAGGTTATCAATACAATACAACTATTTATTCAATAGTAAACTTAATTGCTAAAACGGCAGCTACTATTCCTTTTCAAGTATATGAGATTAAAAACGAGAATGAGTTAAAGAGATACAAAGCAATGACAAGTGGTGTTGCTAATGGTTCAGCATTACACAAAGCAGAGGTGTTAAGAAAACACGCTCTTGAAGAAGTGGCAGATACTGAATTGCACGATTTACTTTCAAGACCAAATCCATCACAATCTTATAATGCTTGGATTCAAGAGATTATAGCTTTTGGTAAACTAACTGGTAATCGTTACATATATGGTTTAAAACCTGAAACAGGTGCTAATCAAGGTAAATTCAAAGAATTATATGTTTTACCAAGTCAAAAGGTTGAAATAAATAGTGGTGGGATATTTGAGCCAGTTAAATCATACTCATTAGAGTATAATGGTCAATATAAGATGGAAGCTGAAGATATTTGCCACATTAAAGATTTTAACCCTTACTATGATGGTACTGGAAGTCATTTATACGGAATGTCTCCACTTAAAGCAGGTTTAAGATCATTAGACACTAACAATGAAGCAATAACAACTGGTGCAAAGTATTTACAGAACCAAACTGCAAGAGGTGTGCTTATGAGTGATGAGGGAGATATTAACGAAGTACAAGCACAACAACTAAAAGAAAAGTTTAGACAAAACTATTCAGGTTCTAATAATGCAGGAGATATTGTAATAACACCAAAGAAACTTTCTTGGATTAACTTTGGAATGTCTGCATCTGATTTATCTCTTATAGAACAATACAATGCAAGTATCAAAGACTTATGCAATATTTATTCTGTACCTGCAGTTTTATTAAACAATACAGAATCTTCTACATACAACAATGTAATTGAAGCTAAAAAGACATTGTATCAAAATGCAGTAATCCCTGAACTAAACAAAATCAAAGATGAGTTAAACAGATGGTTAGTACCTGCTTATGGTGAAAAACTATACATTGACTTTGATTATACAAGTATTTCTGAAATGCAAGAGGAGATGGATAAGGTTGTAAGTCAAATGAGCCAATCTTGGTGGCTTACTCCTAATGAGAAAAGACAAGCGATGAGTTATGGTGTTGAAGCTGACAATGAAAAACTTAACGATTACTATATTCCTGCGAATCTTATGCCATTACAAGATGAAGTGATTGTTGATGATTTTAAAAGTGTTAAAGTAAATTATGATGAATTACTTGATGTTAAAAGAGAAATAAGACAAGATGTTTTTACAACTGCATCACAAGCAACACAAAGAGCAGAACAACTTGGTTGTTCGGGTATTCATTCACACGATGAAAATGGCAATGCTATTTATATGCCGTGTGCTTCACACGATGATTATATAGCGATTATTGGACAAGATGTTAAAGATGATAAACAAGAGATAATTCAAAAACAAGATTCTTACACTAATTATCCACAAGGTGCAACTAACAATGCTAAAAGAATGTTAGAATGGAGAGAAAAATATGGTCGTGATGTTGTCAAGGGTGGTACAAAAGTTGGTTGGAAACGAGCAAATCAACTTGCTAATAGAGAACCAATATCACTTGATACTGTAAAAAGAATCAATAGCTTTTTAGCAAGACACGAGGATAATGCAAAAATATCTGAGGATTATAGAAACGAACCTTATAAAGACAAAGGGTATGTTGCTTATAATCTTTGGGGTGGTAAAGCGATGATTTCTTGGGCAAAAAGGATTTCTCAAAATGCTGACTAAAAAATTCAAAAAAAACTATCATAAGGATTGGTTAAATCAATTAGATATTGAGGAAACCAAACAAGATAAAAAATGGACAAAATATCTTGTTGGTCAAAGCAATAATATAATTGATGAATTTCTTAAATCCAATAAACAAATTCCAAACTTAGATTTTAAATTTAAACAAAGCGATATTACAAAACTTTATGTAGAGCTTTATCAAGAGGTGGGTAATAAGTTTGCCAAGTGGTATTCGTTAAACTTTGAAAAATACATTACTAAAAACACTCATCTCGATTATCAAGAGATATGGAATGAGAAGTTTGCTTATATAGGAAGTCAAGTATCAGGTGCAAGAGTTGTTAGTGTTAGTGGTAATCGTAAGAAAGAATTTGTTAGAGTTCTAAAAACATATATGTCAGATCCTGACTTTCAATCAATGAATGAGGTACAAGCAGGAAGAATATTGCGAAAGAAGTTTAAAAATATGTCGGTTAATAATGCAAAACGAATTGTAAGAACCGAAAGTGTTAATGCTGCTAACTATGCTACTAATCAAAGTGCTACTGATATTTTTGGTAAAGAGAATCTACAAAAAGAGTGGATAGCTACTTTTGATAGTAGAACAAGAATAGATCATATAGAAGCCAATGGACAAGTAGTTGATATGGATAAAAACTTTTTAGTTGGGGGTGAAGAATTAAGTTATCCAGGTGATAGTAGAGGAAGTGCTGCCAATGTCATTAATTGTAGGTGTACCAATGCACCTTTTCCAAAAGAACTTGAAGAAAATTATAGTTCAGGTGGTGTTATAGAAAATGTTATAGCAGTAGGAACTATTGCAGTTGTTAGTGATTCGCTACAAGAAAATGAAAACAATTAAAATTAATATCTTTGTAAAATGGAAAATATAATATATAAGTCAAGCCCAATCGGTGAATTAATTGATGCCGATGAAAAGTCAGGAATCGTAAAAGGTTATGGTTCAGTATTTAATAATGTTGATAGCGATGGTGATATAATAACACCAGGTGCATATACAAAAACGATTATGGAGAATGGAAATCGTGTTAAGTATTTATATCAACACAATATGGATCAACCATTAGGTAAAATGGTAAACCTATATGAAGATGATAAAGGATTAATGTTTGAAGCGAAGATTCCTAAAACACAACTTGGTTCTGATGTATTAGAACTTATGAAAGCAGGGGTAATTACCGAAAATAGTGTTGGTATATTACCACTTCAGAAAGAAGCAGGAATTGGTGATAACTATAATAGAAAACTTACAGAGGTAAAACTTTATGAGATTTCTGCCGTTACACTTGCTGCAAATGATGAAGCGATGATATTAGATGTAAAGGGGAATGTAGATAAGGAGAAAGTATTGAAAAGATTTGATAAACTTGTGAAGTTAATTCGCAAGGGTAACATTTCTGACAATATGGGTTATGCTATTGAAGCAGAACTCATCAAGCTAAAATCAATTTTTAACGATAGTGCCACTCTGCCAACAGATATTGATGTTACAGAGCCGACAGAGATTAAATCAGACAATAGCGAAATCTATAAATATTTGTTTAATAAATTAAATTCGTAAAAAATGAACGATGAAATCAAAAAAGAATTAGACCAAATCGGAGATTTAGTTGATTCTAAAATTGAAAAAGCGTTTCATAATGCACAAGATAATGCAAAAGGTGAGATTGATGAATCACTTAAAAATGAAATTTCAAACCTATCTAATGAATATCTTGCAAAAAATGATGAAATGCAAAAAAGAATGGATACTATCGAAATGGCAGCTAAAAAAAATGCTATCGAAAGTAAGCCAGTAAACTTTAAAGGTGCTTTAAAAGAAGCTATCGAAGGTGGTGCTATTGAAGGTCTTAAAAAAGGACAATCAAGAGCTGCTTCATTCGAAGTAAAAGCTGATATGACAACTGGTGCAGATTATACTGGTGAAGTTATCGCAGCAACAAGAGTACCTGGTATAAAGTATGACCCAAGTAATGCAGTTCACGTTAGATCTATCGTACCTGTTGGGACTACAAGTTCTGATACAATAAGATATATCAAAGAATCTGCTTATACACAAGGTGCTGCTGCTACGGCAGAAGGTAATGCACTTGGACAAACTGACTTTAACTTAACTGCTTCTACTGCTAATGTAGAGTTGATTGGTACTTATCTAAGATTATCAAAGCAAATGCTTGATGATACAGAGCAATTAACTTCTTACATCTCGGCAAGAGTGCCAAGCAAGTTAATGGCAGTTGAAGATGACCAATTATTAGGTGGAAATGGTGTTGCACCAAATTTAGAAGGATTGAGAAATTCTGCTACTGCTTGGAGTAATGCTAATTCAGGATTTGCTGCAGGTGTTATTGCAAACCCACAAAACATTGATGTATTAATTACGGCACTAAACCAAGTTGCTAAATTTAACTATACTTCAGATGGGATTTTAATGCACCCAACAGACTTTCACAAGATTCTTGCACTTAAAGATGGTGATAGTAGATACTTAAAAGATCAAGTTTATCAAGGACTACAACCAACATTTATGGGAGTACCATTTAGACTTTCAACTGCAATGGCAGAAGGAGAGTTTATCGCAGGATCATTCTCACAAGCTGCACAAATTTGGCAGAGAGAAAATGTAAGTGTTGAGTTCTTTGAGCAAGATTCTGACAATGTTCAAAAGAACTTTGTAACAGTAAGAGTTCAAGAAAGACTTGCAATGACTACTTACTTACCAAATGCACTATGTAGAGGATCATTCGCTACAGTAATTGCAGCTCTATAATCAATTAGAGTTTATATAATTAAAGGGGCTTTATGCCCCTTTTTTTACGACCTTATGTCAAATTATCATTAAAGAATATTAAATAATGTAAAAAATATTTGTATATAATAAATATATTGTTTTACTTTGTTAAAAATTAGTATTATGAAAAAAATTCTAACAACAATAGAAAAACTGCAAACACCTATCATTGTACTTGCAATGGTTTATTTTGCATCACACTTTTTAATTTGTTTAATAACTCATTAATGAAAATAATATATAAAGCAACACAACAAGATTTAAATATGCCAGTAGATGAGCAACTGCAAAAAAGAATACTAAAATATTTGTTTTGGGGATTGGGTATGTTTTTATTTTGGTCAATTATGTTTGTGAACTTTTTATTTTGGTTATTTAGATAATGGCACAAAATAAAAAAATAGCACCAAAAATTATGAAGATAATATCTTCAAATTGGGATATTAAAGATGTAACTCAAGAAGATTATTTTAAAGTTTTAGGTTTAGTTTATAATATAGAGGAAACAGTTGAAAATAGTAAAAAAGATAAATTTTTTGTTAATTAGTTTTTTTTCATATTAATTGAGTGTTAAGTGGTTAATTTCGGTTAGCCACTTTTTTTTTAACTTTACATTCGTGGATAACAATGCACGAGGTTGTTTTGCAGAATATCAATTTGGTATTGAGTGCCTTAAAAGAGGTATAGTTGTATCCTACCCATTATTAGATGCTTGTGTTTATGATTGTATCGCTGATACTGGTGAAGATATATTTCGCATTCAAATTAAATCTACTGCAAAAGACATTCAAGAAAACAGACATACAGTTCAAGCAAATTGGCACACAAGCTATTCAACCGATGATGTAGATTACTTTGCAGTTTATGTTTCAATTTTTGAAGGTTTTTTTATATTTAAGAATAATGGACAACAACAATCCATACGAGTAAGTCTTACAAATGAAAATTCAAAATTTTTTAATAACTTTGGCTTTAAATAGTTTTTTCTTTCTTTATTCTTTTTCAATCAAATGCACTGTAAACTTTATGGTGCATTTTTTTTGTATTTTTGTTTTAAATAATAATTATGTTAATAGATATATTAGAGTTTTTTAGGATCAACATTAACGAATCTAAAAAGACAAAAGAAACAAAAGAACTTAAACAAGCATATAAGCGTAAAACAAAAAAATTTAAGTAATGAAATATTATAGTAATCCACTTAATCGTTTTCATACACAAATGAAAATAACTGCTACAACTGGTTCAGAGATAATCAATACGGCAACGGCTAAATCTTATTTAAGAGTTGATACAAGTGCTGATGATACTTTAATTGGACAAATGATTACACAAGCAAGGATTATTATTGAAAATTATATTACAAAAGACATAGCTGCTAAAACAAGAAAATTGTATTTAGCAAGTGTTGATGAAAGGTTTGTTTTACCTTTTTCACCCATAGCTTCAATTCAATCAATAACTGTCGATGGAACTGCAACAACTGCATACACAGAATATGGTCTTGATGATACAATTGTTGAATTAGAAAGTTTACCATCGGAAGAAGTAATTGTTAGCTATACGACAAGTGGTTTAAATGATAGTTTTTTAATTCAAGCCAACTTACAACTTGTTTCTACTTTGTATGATAATAGAGCTGATTTTGTAATTGGTAATACTGTTAATGAAATCCCAACAAGTGTAAAGGAGTTATTAAGTTCGTATAAAACGATGTTTATATAATGAATTCAGGAAAATTAGATACAAGAGTTTTGATTAAAAGACAATCTAAAACTGCTGATGGGTTTGGGGGGTTTTCATCTACTCTTGCAACACAAACAACGATTTGGGCGATGGTCAATTATACAGGTGGGGATATTGCAACGAAGAATGGTAAAAGAGATAGAAATCTTGTGATTGAATTAACTGTAAGGAAAAAAACTGCTGATGATATTGCAACTACAGATCTATTAGAAATTGAAAATGAAAGTGGACAATTTCAAATAAACAATATGTTTAATAGCAATTACAAGTATTACACAACGATAACGGCAACAAAAAGGGAGTAATGGATATAAAAATTAATAAATCTGATCTTCGTAAAGTAAATAAGTTGTTTGATAATCTTCAAAGTATTTCTGAAAGAGAAGCTAATTTGATTATTGACAAAAATGGTTTAAAGATTGTCAGAGAAATAAAACAACCACCTATTCCAGTTGATACAGGTAATTTAAGAAACAATGTAGTTTATAATGCAAATGAAAAAGCAATCGAATCAAAAGCACCTTATTCAGGATTTCTTGAATTTGGTACAAGATTTCAAAAATCACAACCTTATTTCTTTAGTAAAATTAATACAGGTCTTAAAAGATTATCTTTAGATTTAAACAATGCAATTAAAAGAGCAATAAGATGAAAGAGCCAATAAGATTTATAAGACAAAAAATATTTACACTCTTAAATGGGAATGTAAGTTATGGAGGTGCAAATGTACCTGTATATAATCGTGTGCCATCAACTCAAAGTGAACCTTACATAATTGTTTATTCAGCAGACACAACACAAACAAATCAAAATCAAAGCGATTTTATAGTAGAATGTATTACAAGAATAGAAGTTGTTACTTCTTTCTTTTCAGATGATGGTGGAGAATTACAAGTAAATGACATCGTAGAATCTATTTTAGAGCTAATTAAGACATCTACAACAGATTTCTTTGATATTACTTCAAACAATTTTAATGTATTCACAAGCAACATAAATGGAGTTGCTTATAGCGAGGAGAATGATGATGAAAAAACTTATTACAGAGCAATTATTGACATTGCAAACAGAGTTCAACAAAATTAATAATTATGGCAAAATCTAAAAAAGAAAACTTTAGTACAAATATATCTTGGAAAGAAGCATTTGGTTCTGCAACTGCTAAAAAATTAAAAATCAAAAACACACCTAACGAAGAACAATTAGCGAATATGAAAATATTGGCAGAAGAACTCTTTGAACCATTAAGAGAAAAAGTAGGGGAACCAATTATAGTAAATAGTTTTTTTAGATCAGAAGAATTAAATAATGCTATTTCAGGTGCTGCTGCAACATCACAACATATAGAAGGTTGTGCGATAGATTTAGATGCTACTGGAATAACTAATTGTGAATTATTTTATATAATAAAAAATGAAATGGATTTTGATAAACTTATATGGGAATTAGGAGATAACGATAACCCTGCTTGGATTCACATTTCTTATGTAAAAGGAAATAACCGAAAGTTAGTGTACCAAGCAAAAAGAAAACCTGGTAAAGGATATTCTACATATACTCATTTTGATTTAGATATTGATTACGATGCTTAAACTTCTTAAAAAACTTTTAGGGTTTAAATCAAATGATAATATTGGTGGACTTGGTCTTGAAATAAGAGAACTCATAAAAGGGAAAGAGATTGATCCACAAACATTAATTGAATTACAAGCACAAATAAACGAGCAAGAAGCAAAGCATAGAACAATCTTTGTTGCAGGTTGGAGACCATTTATAGGTTGGGTTTGTGGTTTTGCACTTGCATATAATTTTGTTTTAAGAGATTTACTTGTTTGGTATGTTGGGGTTGAATCAGCACCACCTGCCCTGCAAATGGAACATTTAATGACAGTTTTAATTGGTATGTTAGGTTTAGGTGGTATGAGAACTTTTGAAAAATTTAACAACAAATCAAACTAATGGAATATTTATATAAAGTGATTTTAATTTTGTCTATTATTTGTTTTTTCTTTTTATTAATAAGTCCATCATTAAATTATCTTTTGTTAAAAACCATTTGTCTTTTGTTTGTTTTGAAGTTTTGTTTTGATCTTGTAAAGTAATGGCACGAAAAGTATTTGTTTCTTATATTGAAAAGCCAAAGAAAAAAAGACCAGGAAGGCATAGTAAAAATGCTTCAAGAAGTCAAACTGGGTACAAAAAAAAATATAGAGGTCAAGGTCGAAAGCATTAATTTATAATTTGTTATTTTTGTATAAAATATTAGATTATGTCAAACGATTTATTTTATTCAGGTAATTATCAAAAAGCAGCTTTTGGAGAGTTTGGTTTAAGAATTATTGCTTCAGGGGGAACTTCAACAGTTGGAGAGAAATACAATGCAATACAAGCATTGGAAGATTCAACAATCACTTGTACAAATGCAGCTACAGGTGGTGATACATCAATATCAAGTTTAGAATTAAGTGCAGGATTAATTATATATGGAACATTTCATACTATTAGTTGTGCATCAGGTAAAGTAATTGCATATATAGAGTAGTATGTTAGGACTTGGAATGAGTTTAGCGAAAATAGGCAACAAGGTTGCTACTGCTATAAGTAAATTGAGACAATATTGGAATAAGAATCAACAAAATTGGGAAAATGTTAATAAAAATTGGGAATCATTATAAATAAAATAATATGGCAAGTTTAACAGGTAATAAAATAAAAGATACTTATACATCGTTAATTAAAGTTGGCGATAATGGGGCAATAGATGCTTCAGCACAAGCATTAACAGATGGGGCAGGTAACTCGGTTGGTTTGACTTTAACATCAGGTGGTGTAATTGTTTCAACTGCAAAAGGTACTTTAGTTGGTACTTCTTCAACTGGTGAAGTAAGTTCGACAATGATTGCCGACAATGCCGTTACTGCTACACAATTTAACATTAGTGGAAATGGTACAAGTGGACAATTAGTGCAATCTGATGGTGACGGATCATTTAGTTATGTTGCAGCTTCAAGTGGAGATATTACTGGTGTTACGGCAGGAGATGGAATTAGTGGTGGGGGTACGAGTGGTACGGTAATGATAACTTTAGCGACTACTGCAGCAGGAGATGGTCTTTCTTATTCATCAGGAGTTTTAGCAGTAGGTGTTGATGATTCAACAATAGAATTAAATAGTGATGCAGTAAGAGTAAAAGATTTAGGGATTACAAGTGCTAAAATAGCCGCAGATGCCGTAGGATATGCAAAATTAGGTGCAGAGTTTACTACTGCTGCAGCATTAAGTGGAACATCTGTAGATTGGGCAACTGCTACAACATTTACAAAAACATTAGGAAGCAATACAACATTAACATTTGCAAATGTATCAACTGGAATGCAAATCAATTTAGTTATAAGTGGTAATTACACTTTAACTTTACCAACAAGTGTAAAAGAACTTACAAATGCTTCTACTTATGATGGAAGTGGGGAAAATTTAATAAGTATAGTTTCTACAAATGGAAACACAGAACAATTCGCAACAATAAATAAAGTAGCATAATATGAAAGCAGTAAATAACGCAGGTGTAATAACATTTTATCAATCATTACCTAACTCATTTAGATCATCAACAGGACTGCATTTAAACGTAAAAGAGTGGAGTGAAGATGAAATGGAAGAAAATGGGCTTTTTAATGTAATCATAGATGATAGCTATGATTCAAGGGTTCACGATTTAGGTGAGATATATTGGGATACAGAAGCAACTTGTTTCAGAAAAGACATATCTAATAAAACATTTAGTAAATCATTAAGCGAATTAAAAGAGCAATCAATAAGCAACTTTAAAGCACAAATAGGAAATGAACTTTCAAAAACTGATTGGTATATTATTAGAAAAGTAGATAATGGAACAGAAGTGCCACAAGAGATAGCTGATGCAAGAGAAGATTTAAGAGAATTATCAAATACAGTAGAAACTGAAATCAATTCTTTAAGTGCAAAAGGTGCAGTTATTACATTTGATTTCCCAACAATTTAATAAATGGGTTTAAATAAAAGATTAATTGGTGCAGGAGCTACTGCAAGTGGTGCATTAACACCAAGTGAAAACTTTAAGGTAATTACTTATACAGGTAATGGCGGAACTCAATCTATTACAGGCGTAGGATTTGCTCCTGATTTTGTTTGGATAAAACGAAGAAATTTGTCAAGAGACCACGCAGCTTTTGACACAACAAGAGGTGCAGGAAATTATTTAACTCCAAATACAACTGGTCAGCAATATTTTCATAGTACTCTTTTAAATGCTTTTGGTACAGATGGTTTTACTGTCGGTAGTGCAGCAACAGTAAATGCAAATGGTGATACGTATGTAGCTTGGTGTTGGAAAGCAAACGGAGGAACTACTGCATCAGGTTCAGGAACAAATACTACAAGTGTTACAAATCAAGTTAATAGTGATGCAGGTTTTAGTATTACAACTTTTACTGGTTCTGCTTCAGCAGCAGGTAATTTTACACACGGATTAGGTGAAGTGCCTGATATGTATATTGTCAAAACAACAAGTTTTTCAGATAGTTGGTTTGTATGGCATAAAGATTTAACTAACACAACAGGTTATGCTTTAAGATTAAACACAAACGCAGCAGAACAGAATCTTACAGGTTTTTGGAATGATACTGCACCTACATCAACACTTATTAGTCTTGGAAATGGAGTATTAGTTAATAATGCAACTTATGTTGCTTATGCTTTTAAAAGTATTGATGGATTTTCATCTTTTGGCTCATACACAGGTAATGGTTCAGCAAATGGACCGATTGTAGAAACAGGATTTGAGCCTGCATTTTTGATGGTAAAGAGAACTGATAGTGGTTCAAGTGTATGGACTATTTACGACAACAAAAGAAATACAACTAATCCAAGAGATAAACTATTACACCCAAATTTAAGTAATGCAGAAGCAACTGCAAGTTCATATCAATTTAATTTTTTAAGTAATGGATTTCAACCTAATGGAACTTCTACAGATATAAATGCTTCAGGAGGAACATATATCTATATGGCATTTGCTGCAGACCCTGACACAGAAGCACCAACAGTAGCAAGAAGTTTTGCGGTAAAAACTTATACAGGTACAGGAAGCTCAAATAGTATTACTGGTTTAGGAT